ATTACCGATAACACGGCTGTCGCCAAAAATAAGGGGCGTCCGGCTGGCCACGTTAACGGCGATTGCACGGCCGAGGGTGAAATCGAGGTCGATGAGAAAAATTTTAACAAACTGAACGTTGCGGCCGGCGCGGCCGGTGGCTGGCGACGGCTCAGGCCCGGCGACATGTTGTTTTATGCAAACACCGGCGACGAGGTCTCAAAAGTGGAGGCGTTCGGCTGCAAGCTGATTCTCACGTCAATTATCAATATCGACCCTAACGGGGCCGATAAATCGACGAAAAAAATCAAGTTTCTGGTGACCGGCGAGGAGTTTATCAAAATCAACGGCGTGCCGGTGCTGAGCGAGGACGACGTGAGCGGCCTCGCGGGGTAAATCATCGTGTTAGGAGCCTGGGCGCTGTTGCTGTTGCTGTTCGGTGTCGGCGCTGCGGTTGAACTGGCGCGCGTTCTGAATAGTGACGAGCAAATCACAATGCGGCTGATTGTCAGCCGGATGCTGGCCGGCGCGGTGACCGCGGTCCTTGCGCTGCTGGCCAAATTTAAACACCCGGATATCGAAGACCTCGCGGTCGTCGGGCTGGGGGCAGCGGTGGCGGTGGTGGGGTATACCGCGCTACAGCCGGCACTCAAAAAACTGCTTAAAGCGCTGTCGCGCGTTAATCTGAGCGACGACGGCGGGAGAAAGGACGATGACTAAAGACGAAATTATCGACGAAATCATCCAGCGTGAGGCCGGCTACGTGAATCACCCGGCAGACCGCGGCGGGCCGACTAACTGGGGTATTACCGCAAAAACCGCGCTTGCGCACGGTTACCACGATGTAAAAGCGCTCACGCGCGAGCAGGCCCGGGCGATTTATGAGGCGGATTACTGGTACGGGCCGCGGTTCGACCAGGTGGCCGCAGTAGACGCAGCTATCGCTGATGAGCTGTGCGATACCGGCGTCAATATGGGGCCGGCCGTGGCCAGTAAGTTTCTGCAGCGCTGGCTGTCCGCGCTCAACCTGCAGGGCCAGCTTTATCCCGACCTTGACGCCGACGGGCGCATCGGTCCGCGGACTATCACTGCACTGCAGGCATATTTAAAACACCGCGGCGCCGACGGGCGCACCGTGATGCTGCGCGGCCTGAATTCCAGCCAGGGTGCCCGGTATCTCGAGCTGGCCGAAAACCGGCCGGCTAACGAGGCGTTTCTTTTTGGCTGGATGCTCAACCGCGTGGGGTGACCTCATGAAACTGTCGCAGATTTTCAGCCTGTGGCCGGCCCTCATGATCGGGCTGTTCGTCGGTATGCTGGCCAGTGCACTGCAGGTTAATGCCGTGATTAGCAGCGGACTGCGCGAGGCGCAGGCAATGTCCACCACTGAGCGCACCAATCTGATTAACGATATTTCGACCGCGTCGGCCGAAAAGGTCGCCGGCAGGCTGGAGGAGCTGCACAGCAATGAAATCACCGTCGAAAAACATTTCACAACGGAAATTATTAAGCCGGTTTTTGCCAGCGTTTGCGCTACTGACGAGTATGTCCGGTTGTTCAACGAGTCCAGCGCCGCGGCCGAGCGAACCCTATCAGGCCATCATGATGGCCGAGTGCCCGGAAAGCCTGCCGCGCATGGGGGGTAATACCGGCGCCCATTTTGACGAGGTGCTGCGCCAGTTGCGCAGCATGTACACCACCTGCGCGGCGAGGCATAACCAGCTCGTGCGCGAGATTAAACAAAGAGAGAGCATCAAATGAGTGAGCAGAAAACAATTACCCTGACCGTTAACGGCACTGACCTGATTTTTGAGCCAAACCGCGTTGCGTACAACCAGCTATTAAACGCGCTGGACGTCAAAAATAAAACCGGCGCCGTGCGCGATTACCTGCTGAAAATCGTCAGCCCGGAAAGCCGCAGCGCCCTGCTGGAGCTGCTCGACGCAAACCCCAGCGCCGGCATGCAGCTGGCGCCGGCTATCAATGACACATTCGCGCCGGCGCTGGAAATCGAAATAAAAAAATAGACGCTCTACTGGCCGGCATCCGGCGCAACCGGTACGAGCAACTGGTCACTCTGCGCCGGCATTTTCTGCCGGCGCCATCTGACGCCGACGAGCCGGCCGACAGCCTGCTCAATCTCGCCCGGGCGGCGTGGCTGGCAGAGTATCACCACGAGCGCGACGTCAACGCCACCGCAGCGGCGATCGCCTATGCACTCACCGGTAAACGCTGATGAAAGAATTAACATTTGCCCTGAATCTCAAAAACAATCTGAGCAGCCCGCTAGGCAAGGCGCAGGCGTCGATTGAGTCGTTTTCGGCCGGTGCCGGCGCTGCGATTAAACGCCTCGCCGGTGGCGCGGCGGGGATATGGGCGACCACAAAATCACTGACCGGCCTGCTGCGGCCGGCAAGTAACGTGCAATCGGCGCTCGATGAGCTGTCAACGCGTAACGTTAGCGAAGATGCGTTAAAAAAAATCTCACTGCAGGCAGCGCAATTCAGCTCTGATTACGGCGTCGCGGCAACCGATTTTATCGGCTCGGTGACGACAATCCGCTCGGCGCTGGCCGGACTGACCGACGACGAGCTGCCGCGCACAGCGTTGGCCGTTAATACGCTAGCCGTCGCGTCAAAAAGCAGAGGCGAGGCTGCAGCGCAATATATTTCGAGTCTGGCGAGCCATTTCGCAGGCGAGGCCAGTCGCATAGGCAATGTGGCATTCGCTGAGAATCTGGCATCAAAAACCGCCTGGCTTGTCCAGAACACCGGGCAGGACATGGCGCAGATACAGCAGCTACTGCAGGGGGCAAAAGGCACCGGGTCGAGTTACGGCGTCGGCATGGATGAGCAGCTCGCGGTGCTGGGTAACCTCGGCAACGCCGTGGGTAGTGGTGCCGGTTCGGTTTATGAGGCCTTTCTCAAAAATGCCCGCAGCGGCGCACAGGCGCTCGGCGTTAGTTTTACCGACGCACAGGGCCGGCTGCTGGCGTTCCCGGACATTCTCGACAAGCTGCAGGCTAAATATGGCGATTCCGTGGCCGGCAATATCCAGCTGCAGGAAAAGCTCAACAAGGCGTTTGGCAAAGGCGCGCTGGCACTGGTTAAGACATGGGGGTCAGCCGACAAGCTGCGAAAACAGATCCAGGCCCTACAGGGCACGCAGGGGCTCGCCGGCGCCACGAGCATGGCCGACAAAATGGCCGATATCTGGGCGCGCCTGAGCGAAACCGGCACCCGGATAAAAACCGCGTTCGGCGGCGCCCTGCTGCCGGTGTTTGAGCCGTTGATAAACAAAGTTATTGCACTGCAGGCGCAGTTTGCGCGCTGGCTGGAAATGTTCCCAAATATCACCCGCTGGCTCGGTTATGTTGTGATTGGTCTGTCGGCCATGACGGCTATCGCGTCGCTGCTCGCGCTGTGGTCAGGGGTAAAACTGCTCGGCGGTCTGCTGGGGTTAAAGACGGCGCTCGGGCTACTAAATGTCACGCTATGGCCGACCCGCATCGGCCTGCTGGCGCTGGCCATTCAGGCCAGGGCGCTGGCCGTTTGGGCCGGCGTCAGCAAAGTGGCGATTGTCGCGTGGAATATCGTGCTCGGTGCCGGTGCTATCGCAATGAAAGCCTATGCAGTGGCCACCGGCGCCGCCGGGGCGGCGATGGCTTTTCTGACGAGCCCCATCACGTTAATCATCGGCGCGCTGGCGCTGGTCGCAGCCGGCGTCTGGTATGTGATCCGCAACTGGGACACGCTCAGCGCTGCCGTAATGAATACCGAAGCATTTCAGGTACTGGTTACGGTGTTTGAGTGGGTCGGGGGTGTTATCGGTGCCATGTGGGACGGTATCCGGGCGGGCTGGGATGCGGTTGTCGATTATTTTTCTGTGCGTTCGCCGGTCGAGGTTTTTCGGGATTTTTCCGGGGTGATTCGGGGTGTTTTTAGCAGCCTGTGGGATTACCTGAAATCGTCATTTGGTAGCGTATACAACTGGATAGCGGAAAAACTCAATAAAATTCCGGGCGTCAATATCGACCTCAAAGGCGGCGGTGAGACGCCCGGACCGGCAGCACCGGCCGGTATGGCGCCACCGGCAGCGATCGGGGCGGGGGGCGTTGGCAGAGCCGTGGCTGTTGCCGGCAAGGTCGATAACAGCCGGCATGTGGGGACGGTGAATGTTTATCCGCAGAACCAGGAGACTTTCGACTCACTGCTCGAATCAAGGGAGCTCGCCGCCGGATGAATGACGAAAAGCAACTTTATTTCGACCTGAAAATCACCGCCGGCAATTTCACCCTGGACTATGCCGGCGAGCCCGGACTATGCAACAACCGAAACAGCATTGCGCAGGACGTTGTGCACATGATTATTGAGTCGGAGCTTAGTAAAAATTTAGTCGCTGAGCGCAGCCCGACGCTGCGTTACGACATTGCGCAGCAGCTCGAGCAGCTGGTCGAAACGGACGAGCGCCTCGTGCCGGGGACGGCCACGATTGAGGAGACGGGCGCCGGCACCTGGCTGATAACTGCAGACACATGGGAATTTGGGCCGCTGGCCAGCGAGATGACACTATGACGACAAGAAAACCCGACCCCGATTATGAGGCAATTCTCGCCGAGCAGGGCATGCCGGTGACCGAGGAGCAGGTTCGCAATGAGTTTAACGAGATTGTTAAAGATGCCGGCCTCATCACAAACACGTCGAGAATGTCACCATTCTGGCGGCTCATAACGGCGATTATTACGCGGCCGGTTATCTGGCTCAAAAATGCCCTGGTCGAAACCGTGATGCGCAATGCCTGGCTGGCCACCGCCGGCGGCGTCTTTCTCGATCTGTTCGCCTGGGCGGTTAATCTCGAGCGTAAAGACGCGAGCGCTGCCGAGGGGGTTATTCGGTTCGCTAAATCTGATACGCAGCGCGAGGTTACCGTGCCGGCGGGAACGATAATCCAGACCGAGAGAATTAACGGCAAAATTCACCAGGTCATTACCACCGGAGATCGGACTATCGCCGCCGGCGTGGCCAGTGCATTGCTGCCGGTGGTGGCCGTTGAGGAGGGCGCCGGCGCTAACCTCGCCCCGGGCTATTACCGCATTCTGCCGGTGGCCGTTGACGGTATCGTGAGCGCGCAGAACGAGGAGGACTGGCTAACGGTCCCGGGCGCCGATATCGAGGACGACGACGACCTGCGCGACCGCACCCGCAACCAGTTTAATCTGGTGGGGCAATATCATATCGACGCGGTTTATCGCGGGATGATTGCCGGCATTGCCGGGTTAACAACTGACCGGATTTATTTTGAGCATGACGCACCGCGCGGACTCGGTACCGCTAACGTTTATCTGCTGCTCGATGCCGGCGTCGCGAGTACGCCATTTATCCAGACGGTGAATAACTATGTCATGACGCAGGGCAACCACGGCCACGGCGACGACGTGTTATGCATCGCCATGCCGGAGACCCGGTATGATATCCGGGCCACGGTGTATCTTTACGCGTCCTCTTTGCTTAATGACGACGAGCAGGCGGAGCTGCTGCGCAACGTTACAAACATGATTCGCTGTGCGTTCCGCGAAAACAGCGACTATCAGGTCGAGAAAACGTGGCCTTATAACCGCTTTTCAATGTCCCGTCTCGGTGAGGAGATTCACCAGTCATTTGCTGACGTTGAGTCGGTGGTGTTCTCGTCCGGCGATATTCTCAGCGACCTGAATGTGCCCCGGCTGGGCTCTCTGGTGGTGGTCTATGGCTGAGATTAAATTCCCGGATCTCACCGAAACCCTGCCGGTGTGGATGAACAAAGGGGAGCCGCTGACGCTGGCGCACGCATCGCGCACGTGGTGGCAGCGCGTCGCCAGCTGGCTCGCGTTCCCGCTGGCGCAGATTGACGTTGACACGTGCGACGAGCAGCTGCTCGCCCTGCTGGCCTATCAACGCGACATCGAGCGTTTTGAGGGTGAATCTCTCGACCTGCTGCGTCTGCGGGTTAAATACGCGTTTGTTAACGCCCGGGATGCCGGCAGCATCGCCGGTTTTGCCCGTATTTTTGAACGGCTGGAGATTGGCCAGATTCAGCAGCTCGAGCGTCAGCTGCAGTATGAATGGGACGTGATTTTGATTCGTATCAACGACGCTCAGCTCACGCGCGATAATACGCTGATGATGAAAATTATCAGGCAGTACGGCCGCACCTGCAGGCGCTATTTTTTCGACGTGCTAACGCAGCAGGAGACCTACAGCCGGCCGGCGCATTTCGACTGTGATGTCTGGTTTTCAGCTGCTGAGCTCAGAATCCGCCCGATAGCGATAATTCCCGATCGGGTAGAGGTATGGGTTGCGCCGAGTCAGCACATTACCATCGGGGTTACGGTGCTACCTGCTGAGGCTGAGGACAGGACATTCACGGCGCGACCGGGCGATAGCAGTCTCTGCAGGGTCGAAACGGCCGCGGAGTCAGTGACGGTGTACGGGCTGGACTGGGGCGAAACAGAAATCACGCTCACGGCCAATGATGGCGGTGTCTCTGCGGTTATTGCGGTGCACGTGGTATCAGCGATAAAGGCAACATTTGAGTATAGTAATCCGCAGGCACCACTATTTTTCACTAAACAGCCGGAGATAGTGTTAATTGCCTATGGTGACGAGCAGCCGGGCAAAGAATTTAAAGAGCACCAGTCAATAAAAGACGCCTACATTTCATCCAGAGAACTGGAGGCCGGCAAGTCTTACGATATTACTATTTATAATAGCGATGATGTTTTATTCTCGAATGCGACGACCGGTTATGCTGCTAATACAGCATTGAAATTGCATTATCTGGTCGGGCAGCGCACCGATATAGACCATATTTTTTATTATCATAATGGGCTTGAGGAAATAGCGGAAAATGCTATTTATTTACCGAAAATAAAATCGATGGTGAATGCGTTTCACAGTACCGGTGTTGGTTATCCGCCGGATGATTTTATGGCGGGTGATATGCCGGATCTCGCCGACATTGAGGGGCTTTTCAGAGGGTCAGCGCTGCGCGTGTTGCCTGCCGGATTCCTGCGCAGGGCGCCAAATATAAACACGGCATATCGTGCTTTTGCGTATGTGAATTTTGAGAAAACACCGGCAGGGTTATTTGATGCCTGCGCTGAAAATTTAGTCCGCGTGGACTGGTTATTTTATCAGGCTAAATTTCCTGAGTCAGATATAAACGATATATTTTCCGCTAATCAATATCCCAATATTGGGAATGTTGAATATATGGCTTATATGGTCACCTCTTTGCGCGGGGAGGGTTTGAAGTTAATTGATAAAATGCAAAGCGCAACGAATACCCGCTCGGCGTTATCCGGGGCGACGGGGTTGTCAGATTATGCCGATATTCCGGCCGCGTGGAGAACCAACTAAAAGGGGGTAATAATGCCAAGTGTAATTACTAATGCATTTCAGGAATGGAATGTTAATAAAATATTGGCGAATGAGCCCGCCGTCCCTGACCAGATGATTTTTGCACTGGTGCCGGGGCAGGATGCCGGCGCCGATGTCGACCCGGGCGAAGGGCTTCCGCCGGCTGCGCAGAGAGTGCACACGGCGAAAATAACCCACATGGGCGCGCTTAACACCAACGCGGTGGTTTATTCGGTTGTGCTCGATACAACCGTCGGCGACTGGTCATATAACTGGATCGGGCTGGTCGACAGCGCAACCGGCACGGTTTTGATGATTGTGCACACTGAGACGCAGAAAAAAATAAAAACGCAGGGCGGCAATCAGGGTAATAACCTCGTGAGAAATCTGGCGATGGAATTCGCCGGCGCCGCATCTGCAGCACAAATCACCGTCACCCCGGAGACGTGGCAGATTGACTACAGCGCACGCCTGCAGAGCATGGATGAGGCTCGCCGGCTGGCGTGCGTTGACTACTACGGCCCGGCAGCGTTTGACGGTGACGGGTTCGCCGTATCGGTGGCCGGTGGCGTGGCCACCGTGGCGCCCGGGCTTGGCTATGTCGGCGGGTTGCGCGTTTTACTGGCGCAAGCGACAACGGTCTCGGCGGCAAATACGACCGTTTGGGTCGATGCGGTCTGGTCCGGCACAATTACCGGCGCCTGGTCGCACACGTTTACGATTCGCACCGGCGCCAGCCTCGAGGACTACGTCGACGCGGCGGGTTATCAGCATTATGTGACCCGGATAGCCACTATTGCCGGCGGTGTGGTGACCGACAGGCGCGAACCGTTCCCGCTGCAGCGCATCGAGCAGGAGCTCAACGACCTGGACGTCTACGACAAGACCGAAGCCGATGAGCGATTCATGCGGGTAGAAAATAATCTCTCAGATTTAGACGACGCGAAAAAAGCCCGCGAGTCGCTCGATGTGCACAGCAAGGACGAAGCCGACGAGCGGTTCCTGCAGGCTGAAAACAATCTTTCTGATTTAGACAACAAGGAAGAGGCCCGTAAAAATCTCGGGCTTGGTGGTCTTGATGGTGAAGGGTTCCGCGCCATTATCGACGCAGTTTTTTGGGTGGGCCGGTCGGTTATTTCGGATAGCGACCCCGGGACGCGTTACACCTGGCAGACATGGCGTGATCTGAGCGCAGATTATGACGGGCGTGTGTTGCGTATAAGCAATAAGGGCCAGGAAACAGGCGGCAGCAATTCGGTAAAAATTAAAGGTGATAACCTTCCTCCGCACTGGCACCGCTCCGGCGACAGGTCACCGGGTACGGTGTGGGACCCGAACACTACTCACGGGACTGACAACCAGAAAAGTGGGCCGCTAGCCCATACCGAGGGAACCTATATCGATGCGGATGGTAAGACGGAATCAGCGAATAACCCCATAGATGTGACAAACGAATATGTCACTGTCAGAGTATGGCGCCGTACTGCGTAGGGGGATCTATGTGGCAGAAAAAGACACTCACCCCGGCCGCTGCAGACGTTATCTGCTCAACGATTGCAATTAGTCCCTGGACGCCCGGCGCCGGCCATCGTGAGGATTCCGGGCTATATCTGAGCCCGGATAACGCCGTCGCGTTCGCCGCATCGAGGCTGGCTGGCGCGCCGGCTGTGCTTGATGTTACCGCGCTATTGTTTACAGCGCCGACCGTGGCCACGTTCGCCGGCGTGCTATCGGCTGCGGCTGCAGTTTTCCCCCTGCAGCAGATTAATGAGGTGTACCGCCGGGCAAATACCGCGATATCTCTCGCTGAGTCTCGCATGCAAATACCGGCCCGGGCCGGCGGTCTGCCGGCTGCGGCGCCGTTGTCGGTATCCACCATGCGCGCGGCCGCTGCGGCCGGCTCAATTGTCAGCGCAGGCAGCAGCGCCCCGGGAGACATAGCCGCTGCGCTGCAGGCGTTCGGGCAGCAGCGTGCCAGCCTGCTGGCAGCAGCACAGCAGCAGCTGCAGCAGATAGCGGCTGGAAGTGTGGACGTGTGGACCGTCTCCACGGTCAAAAACGCCGCCGGCGCCGTCAGTGAAATGCGCGATTCCGTACCCAACCCCGACCACGTTTTCGCGCTGTGCGTAGTATTTGCCGGCGCTGATTTGGCCACATTGCGAGGGATGTTGAAAGATGGCTGATATTGAGCTCGCGCTGAGTGGACAGGCGATAAACCTCAAAGACCTTGAGGTCACATTGTCGATGAAAATCGCAGATAAAGACCAGAGCGGCCAGGCATCGAGCGCGGCCAGCTCAGAGCAGGGCGTCAAAGCAAAAGAATTCAGGGTTACCGGCCTGATTGATTACGGTAATGAGGCCCATCTTGCGGAGATTTTCGCGCTTGCCGAGGCAAAAGACGCCGGCGGCAAAAGCGTGAAATATCGCGTAAATCACAATCTCGCCCGGGCGGTTAAATTCCGTGAGGCGGTATTTTCTGGCGAGGTCAGCGCCCCAAAAGAAAGCGATCTGATGGCCTATCGTGTCACGTTCACGTTGAAAGAGTACGTGAGCACTGCAGAGAAAAGGGCGCAAGCGCAGGCTGGCGGCGCGACGCAGGCGCAAGTGCAGACCGCACAAGGGACCAGTGCGGCGACCGATACACCGGCCGAGCTGGGCTGGTTTGAAAAGGTACTGCAGCGGGTTGACCGTGCTATCGGCCCCTACGACAGCGAGGGCGACAAATGAAGCCGACCGTAGCGCTACACATCGGGAACTCACCCGCACACGTGGCCGATTACCGCCTGCTGCTTGAGTTGGGGGGATGCGGCCGCGGGTTTATCACTGCTGAATGCGACGCAGACTGCACCGGTCAGCTCGTGCGCCTCAATCTCGGCGTTAACGATACCGTCTATCGCTGGTTTGTGGGTTACGTTGAGCGCTGCGGCCCGGCAGAGAAGGGGTATAAACGGCTTTTTGTGCGCGAGCTGGTCGGCGTGCTGGCAAAAACGTGGCCGGTATCGCTGCAGCACCCGACGCTGCGCGACGTCTGCGCGGCCATCACGGCGCAAACTGATATCGCGTTCGCGCTGCCGGACGCAAATTATGTCGATACAAAAATTCCCCACTTTAAAGCCGCCGGCAGTGGGTACGCGTTGCTCGATAGCCTGGGCGCCGCGTTTTCGATAGCTGATTACTGCTGGTACCAGCTCGCCGACGGTACCGTCTACGCTGGCAGCTATGCCGATTCACGATTCGCCGGCGCGCCGGTGGATATTCCCGAGGATTTTATCAAGGCAGGCAGCAGCGGCAGCGCTATGCAGCTGGCCATTATTCCGGCTATCAGGCCCGGGGTTATCGTCAACGGCCGCAGAATTCACCAGGTCGAGATTGACGGCGCCGATATGTTCCTGCGCTGGCAACCGCTCACTGAAAGCGGCCGGCCGGCGTGGGATTCGCCCGAAAAGCGCCAGATTGACCGGGCTTATCCTGAGCTCGCCGCCGGCCTGCATCTGCCGCGCCGCGCCCGGGTCACCGGCCCAACGGACGTCGCCGCACTGGGGGACCAGGCCGACCCTTTCCGGCCTCGTTATGCGGTTAACCTGCAGCTGCTCGATGCTGACGGAAACGACGCCACGGCGCCGGAGCTCATAGCGGTACCGTTGCCGGTGCCGTTCGCCGGCGCTGAGGGCGGTCTCTATCAGTTCCCGGGTGAGGGCACGCTCGTCGAGGTGGCATTTAGCGACGGACGGCCAGACCGGCCATTTATCCGACAGACCCTGCAGGATGACCAGCCACTGCCGGCAATCAAGCCCGGCGAGCAGCTGCAGCAGCAGCGCGCCGGCGTGAGCCAGCGCATCACCACCGCCGGCAGCTGGCAGCGCGAAACCGACCAGGCTATCGAGGAGAGCAGCAGCTCGCGCAGCGTGACCAGCGACCACGAGACCCGCGAGACTGTAACGCGCAGCGTGCTGATAAAATCGACCGACTCGACGACCGTGCTCGGGATGGCCAGCCTGATGGCCGGTGCCGTGCTGCAGCTGGCTGATGGCGATTTTAGTGTCGGCGCCGCAGGCAAATACTCACTGCGCAGCGCTGAGCTGCAGAAAGATATTGCCGGCGACGTGGTACTTAATGCGGCCGGGCGACTGCAGGAGCGCATCGCCGGCATTCGTTCCAGTGTTGCCGCAGCGCAGCAGATACAGGGCGACACGGTCACAATCGGCGACGGTAAGGTCAATCTCCTGGACTGCCTGACCGACACGCTCGATATTGTGCACGAGCTGGCCAGCCTGACGGCTGCGCACACGCATAGTAACACCGGCACGCCAACAAATGCCGACGCCATCGTGAACAACGCGCAGCGCCCGGTCGCACTGGCGGCAAAATACGGCCCGCTCATCGGCGACAACTAAAAAAACACCCGCACGTAAACGCCGCCAGCGCCATTCTGAGACGCCGGCGGTTTTCTTACTGTAATACCTCCAGTTAAACGTCTGCGCGCCTCCTGCGGGCGCTATGCGCTCCCCCTGTCCGCAATCCGGCGTAATTTGACCGCGTAAAAATCCGGCGACGTAAAATTCACACGCCCACCACGCCTGCGCGTTAAACATCTTGATATTTTTTCACTGCCCGGGCCGTGCAAAACCCCCGGCCGGGCCGCGCCACGACTGTGGATCGGCAGACGATCGCATGTTTCAACGTTTGCACGTTTTTTCAGATAGTTGCAGATACGGCGAGGATCAAATGATTTTTTGACTCTCTAATATGCTGATAATGCTGGATAAATAATTTTTACGTGCGATCTGGTTAAGTTATAAAGAGAAGAGTAAAAAAATATAATTATTTGAAAAACATAGATATTTAAGAATTTGCTCAATGAAAAGATTACGTATCTCGGTACTGAGATATCAGTCACTTGTTGCATGGATGAGGCCAGCTCTGACGCCGCGTAAACGCCAGATTTTGATATTTACGTGAGAACACGCACCAGATCACTGTAAGTGAGAGTTACTTTGATTTCACTAACGATGCCGGGTTGTTTTTCTTCCATTTTGTCTATATGTTAGTATTGAAAGTGAGGTTATTTAGTGGTATAAGGCGCATCCAATACGGATGTATAAATATATAGATATATATTTCGCTGAAAACTTAATGAGTTGTCGGTGAGTCGATAGAAGAGCCTGATACCTGTTGACTCAGTCCTGTTGCTACGAAGATGATTTATGGAAAATTCTCTGCCATGGAACGGGTTTCTACTGTCTTAAATCAAAATTTATGCCGACAAGGGAGGCTGAACGATGGATGTTAACGCAGTGAATGCTGTGCTTAATTCCCATTGGGATGGTCGCTTGCCTGTGCGACCAGATATGATAGCCCATCAAATGGGAATTCAAGTGATGCCGTTAGTGCCTGATGGTAACAATGCCAACCAGTCGGGTTCTGCTGAAATAGTCAACGGCCGTTATGTGATTTCTTACAATCCTCAAGATTCACACAATAGGATTAGGTTTACGCTGGCTCATGAGTTGGGCCATCATGTTTTGGGTCATACCCAACATGGCCGGATGTTCAGGGAGTACACTAACCCGGACTGGAACAGCGGAAACTACTTTGAGGAGAGAGATGCAAACAGTTTTGCAGCTGAATTGCTTATGCCAAGAGAAGCTATCTCTATGATTATTAATAGGGATAAAATTTATTCAATTCCGGCTTTAGCTAGTCAATTCGGTGTGTCTGAGGAAGCCATGTACTGGCGAGTTAAAAACCTGGGATACATGAGTTGA